CCTTATCAGTAGATACCCAAGCATTTTTTACTTCTCTAGGTCTTTCAGGAACAAAGTTTATTTCTGCAGTTTTGTTAAAATATTTAGCTACTTTATTTGCTAGTGCTGCTATAGAAGTTTCGGTTCCATGGCTAGGACCTATATTAAATACTTCTTTGCTTTCTATTTTATCTCTTTTATTATAAACTGTTACAAAAGCTTCTACACAATCTTTTACATGAGAAAAAGATCTTTTTTGTGTTCCGTCACCATAAATATATACAGGTTTATCTTTAGATATTAAGTTTGCAAAAATACTCATAACGTTTCTAAAAGGATCACTATAGCACTGATGAGGGCCACACACATTATGAGGAACCATATGAAATACTTTTATTCCATGAATGTCACTCATTAAATTTAAATGCTGCTCTGCGTGTAATTTAGCTAAGCCATAAGGATCTACAGGATTAGGAGTATGATCTTCTTGAAAAGGAGGATTTCCTTCGCCATATCTTGCCATAGAAGTGGTATTTATAAACATAGGTACATTATTACTTACAGAAGCACTACACACAGAAGCTGTTCCTGCATATATGTTCTCAACTATTTTTTTAGGAGAAAAAACACTTAAGCCTTCGTGTGCTAAAGCAGCACAGTGTATTACAAGCACAGGAGAGTAAATACCCATTACATTAGACAGCTCTTTAGTATCTAGTATGTCTTGTTCATAATAAAAAAAGTTTTTATTATCAGGCATATTGGTTATATAACCACCTATTAAAGAGTCTATACCTATTACTCTGTATCCTAACTCTAAATACTTATAACATAGATGACTACCTATTAAGCCTGCAGATCCTGTAATTACAACTGATTCCATACGTCATTCCAATCTACTAAGGGGGTTACACAATTATCTTGTAGGTGCGTAGCAGTGCCAGGCAAAGGACAAACAGCTACGTTCTGTCTAAAAGCTTTCCAGGTCCAAGAGTCGTCTGAAAACAAACCTGCTTGAAGTATAGAAAACTTAAAAGGTAAGAATGTTTTTCCTTTTGCGGCTAAAGTTAAAGTAGCACTGCTAACTGTTTTTAAGTGGCAGTCAGGTCCTACTAGTACTTCTACTGTTCTGTCTTTATCAAAATACCTATCTGGATAATCATAAGGCAAATAAAAACCTTCATACCCTGCTTTAAAAACATTTTTCATAGTTTTTATGGCAGTTTTAGTATGAAGGTAATCGTCTTCGCATAAATATATTAGCTCTTCAGTATTTGCTTCTGCTATTTCTATTAAATTTTCCATTAACGGAATACAAGTATTTATTGTAACAGGATGATACTGAGGATAAGGATGCTCCCCAAACGGAGGTACTTCAGTTCTGTTAGGTATATCTTTTATTTCTAATTTAGTAGGTATAGAGCAGGTTTCTCGCATCCAAGATTTAGTTTCTTCAGTAACTGTATCTGCTAATACTATAATCTTATCGTCCCAGCCTTCTAAATCTTGTTGTAAAGAAAGCCAACATTTTCTAAAGATTTCATCTTTCTTTTTTCCATTCCATCTAGCTTTATCTTGTGAGCCGTCTGATATACTTCCTGGAGACTTATTAGCTTCTGAAGCTCTATATATTATTATCATTTTGTTACTTTTTTTCTTGAGAAATTTCTATATTCATCAATAATACTTATAATATAAGGATCTAAAGGTTCTATACCTTCTCTTACAAATTTTTCTATTTCATCTTTTTGATTATTATTAAAGTTATTTTTATAAATAGAAGAACGATATACTCCTCTTGTTTTAGAAGGATTACCAAACACTTTAGAGAAAGGTTTTACATCTTTTATTATGGGCGAAAATGTTCCTATAAAAGAATGACTACCTACTGTAGAGTAATTCTGTACATGAGCATTATACTCTATATAAACATTATTTTGAATAACACTATGAAAACCTAAGTAACAACAACCTGTTATAGTATTATTATTGCCTATCAAAGTATCACTATTAATAGTAGTACTTGGGCCTATATAATTGCCACTTCCTATAACAGTATTCTCTCTGTAACCAGTTGCGCAGTTAATAACACATGCTGAAAGTATGGTATTGTTTTTACCTAGAGATATTCCATATTTATCATCTTTTACTAAAAACACCACTGAAGGGTCAATAGTATTAGAAGAATCTATAGAAAATTCTATAATAGCTTTGGAGGCAGAGTATACTTTCATAGTGCTATTCAAAATAATGAGTGTCACTTTTTCTGTTGCTAGGCAAGTGACCAGCCCCCTTAATCATGCAGCTAGTGCGTAATTAGATGGTGCAAAGTTATCGTTTGCGTTTGTAGTTTTTGGCTGAATATCGTAGGCCAACACGGTAATCTACTCTCATCTCTACACACCTGTCGATCCTATATCAGCCCCATCATAAAGACATTATCATAAATGATACTATAGTATTAGTAAACCCTATTTTACGTCTATTACTAATACTATGATGTTAGTTAAAATGTCCTTATGGTGGAGCTGCTGGGTACTGCCCCCAGGTCCAGTATGTATGTTGAATTGTATCAACGATTACAAAAAAGAGGTTTAAAACGATAGATGTATCGAAGTTAGTGACCTCTTAATTCCTTATTTATTTTTTGTCTTATTTTCTTATTAGATAGTTGTTTTAGTTTCTTTTTCCATGCTTTAGACAGTGCATGCGGTATTACTCCGTTTTTAGGATTCATTTGTATCCTCCTATAAAGAAACTATACTAGTACTTCCTTTTTCCTTATTAATAATCTTACTATTATAATTTCTAAGCCTATTAAACCGGCTAGGCCGTCTATAAGGTGCAAACTTTAAAGGATTATTATGGAGTTTTTCTACAGCTTCATTGATAATTTTATCTTTTTCAGTATTCATGCGTTACTCTCTTTTTTATTATATAGTTAATATTAACACTAAAAATAGTAGTTAGCAACAAAAATTTAAATTTAAGATTTGGAGTTTGGTGTATTTTTTTGCTTCTTTGTGTAGCCTGCTTTTCTTTCTAACTTTTGCATAAGAGCTTGTCTTTTAGCTTCTGCTTTTCTGTACCTAGCTTTACCTGCTTTTTTAGCTTCTCTAAGTTTTTCAGATTTAGAAACATAGTAACTTTGTCTTTTAGCATCTATATAGAACCCATCGGCATTTAGTTTTCTCATCATAATTTTATATGCTTTAGAGACATCATTATTATATTTTTTTATACTTATTTTCATTAATTTACCTTTATATAGTTTTGTATCCAAGAAGATAAGTGACCTGCAGAATATTTACCTATAAGTTTGGATATAACTCCATTATTTTTAGTTACCACAAACATAGGTGTTGTAATATTTTTTGAGAGGTCTGCACTGTTTACACTTTCTGTATTAATTCCTAGATCTTGCAGTGTGAGCAGTTCTCGTTGCACATAGGTTTTATTAAATTTGTTAAAATATCCTGTAACCTTCTTCAACTTATTTCTCCTATTAGTCTGACACTTTTTAAGAGTAGACATATTTTGATTTAATTTTATTCTTGCCATTTATAATTTTTCATGCTAATATTAATTTATAACAACAGGTAAGCAAATAATATGAAAGACTATCAGAATGAATTGAGCCGTTGTCTATCCGTAGTAAAGTGGAATCCTAATGAAGCACTCTCTGAGATGAACCTCTTAAGAGACGAAGCATTAAGTTCTCCTTTAAAAGAAAAACTTTGGAAGCGTAAAGCTCGTGAAATAAATAACTTTTTAGACTCTTTAGAAAACACACGTTACTATAAAGAATCTGAATTCTGGAAAAACTCAAAACCAAGTAGGTTAATAATATAATGAATAAGTATCAACAAGACTTTAACTCTTTGAAAACACTATTAACTAGCTCTTTTACCTCTGTAGAAGATGTTGTAAAGTTAGTTAAACCACTTTTGTTAAAGATGAATAATCCAACCTTTTATAAAAAGTATTTATACACTAAGCCCGAAGAGGCTTACGGGGGAGTAGGGAGTTATTCCAACAATATGTTTACCATATTTACTAACGAGTGTATCAAAATTATTAATGAATGTCAAGACTTAAATGAAATGCTCAGGAAGCTACAAGTAGAATACTCATGGACAAATCGACACTCCGAGCCCTACTGGTTTAAAAATACAAAAAATACTTAGTACAAATAAAATCAGCTGCAGGCTACTCTTGCGGCTGTTTTTTATTAACATAAGGGGAGTAGTGTATGATAAAATCAATAACTATTTTTTTATTATTACTTAGTGCAAAGACCGTGCTGGCAGATACGAGTAAAGAAATAGAGTGCTTAGCAAAGAATATTTATTTTGAAGCACGCAATCAATCAGTAAGAGGTCAAATAGCTGTAGGAAACGTAACCATAAACAGGGTAAAAGATAGTAGATTTCCAAACTCAGTATGTAAGGTCGTAACTCAAGCCAAAAAAGACAAAAATAATAATATAATACTTAACAAATGCCAATTTAGTTGGTATTGTGATGGAATAAAAGATACTATGTTAAATAAAGAGGTAAAAGAATTTTCTTTTAAACTTGCTAAAGCGTTAATTTTAGGGCAAATATCAGACGTAACACACAACTCAACGCACTATCATAGTAAAAAAGTCAAACCTTATTGGAGTAGCCATCTATCAAAAACGGTTACTATAGAGGATCACCATTTTTATAGGTGGGAAAAATAAAAATTTAAGATTGACTAACATAATAAGCGTTTGATACAATAAAAAATGATAGAAGAAAGTAGTTTAAGCGATGATGTTAAAAAGAATATAAACTGGCTGCACGAAAGGTCGCAAAAAACAAAAAGTGATCTAGAAACACATGAAGCTGTGTGCGCAGAACGTTATATTCACATTAGTCAATCTTTATCGGCTCTAAATGCAAGTATAGAACAAAGTAATAAAAGAATACAAGAACTTCACGATACTGTGTCAGCTAGTAAAGTAAGTTTAAAAACTCTAATGTTCATAGGTTCTTTCATATTAGCAATTTCAGGATTTATTTATACTATTATAGGGATAATTAATCAAGCACCATGACTAAAGAAAAAGAGTTATTAAAATATCTATTATCTAGTCCTCCTATGGATGTTTATAACGAGGATAACATGGATATTCAAGAAAGCAATTTAGAGTTAGTAGAGCCTAGACCTATTAAAGCTGATGAAGAAGAACTAGAATCTAGAGAAATAGGTTCAGCTAACTTGTTTTTAGCTTCTGCATTTCTGAGCACTATAAATGACATCGATTTACCGGCTAAATCAGACGAAGATGTTACTAAAGCTCAAAAACTATGGCAACAATGGATGACAGAACTTAAAGAAGATAACTTCTTACGAGAAAAACCTAATACGTTACGAGAAAGTTTTAAAATTGTTTAACTATGAAAAGTGTTTAGAAGCGTATAATATAGATAGAGAGTCTGGAAGAGTGTACAAAACTCCTGATGGTGAGTACCCTAGTATAACTACTATTTTAGGAGCAACTTCGAATAATTCTTTTTTACATAAGTGGAGAGAAAGAGTAGGCGAAGAAGAAGCTAATAGAATATCTAAAGAAGCTACTGATAGAGGGACTGCAGTACACGACTACATAGAGCAGTACTACTTACAAGAAGATAGAGTTTTTAGCGACTGGTTTGTATCTTCTGGCCTTTCTAAAGAGCCAAGAAAAATTAAACAACCTGCTAGAGACATTATAAAAGAGTGTGATAGAAATAACTTTACTCCCTATGCTCAAGAAATACCTCTATGGCATCCCAAACTAAAATTTGCCGGAAGAGTAGATGGCATTGGATTATGGAATGGTGTACTATCTATAATAGATTTTAAAACCTCAAAAAAGAAAAAATACACCTCTCAAATAAAAAACTACTATATACAAGCTACTGCATATGCTGTTGCACATAATTATTTATTTAACACTGCTATAAATAATTTTTCAATAGTTATTGGAGTAGATGAAAAAGAATCTCAATGTTTTACAGGTAAGGTAGTAAATTTTATACCTGAGCTTAAATATAGAGTTAGATCTTTTTATAGTCAACAGAAAGGAAGTTAATATTAAGAACTCTTTAAAACAACAAGAATACTATCGTCTGATAGAAAAATATGACTTACTATTTTTAACAGGCGCCGCGGGTACTGGGAAAACTTATGTAGCATGTAACTCAGCTTTAAATTTTTTAGAAAGAGGTCTTATTGAAAAAATTATTATAACAAGACCGGTTGTAGCTACAGAAGATATAGGTTTTTTACCTGGAACTTTAGAAGAAAAAATAAATCCTTTTATGGACCCTATACTAGGAGTATTATCAGAGATCTATAATCCTAAAGAAATAAAAAGGATGGTTGCTAATAATGTTATAGAGGCAGTTCCTTTAGCTTATATGAGAGGAAGAACTTTTTCTAACTCTTTTATAATACTTGATGAAGCTCAGAATACTACTCAAAAACAGATGAGTATGTTTTTAACTAGATTTGGCAGAAATATTAAGTGTTGTGTAACAGGAGACTTATTACAATCAGATTTACCTACTAGAGAAAATGGATTAAACTGGGCATCCTCAAAACTAAGCCCCTCAGAGTTAGTAGCTTTTCTTACTTTTACTAGTGATCACGTTGTAAGAAGCCCTTTAGTCAAAGAAATTATGAGATATTTATATGCAGAAGAAACGTCGTATCCCATTAAAAAAACTTTTAGAGCTGGAAGCCTTGAGTCTATTGCCCCGAGAGAGGTCGTTAATAGTTAGTATTAAAAAGGCTCAAAGGGATTATCCTCAAATAACTCCCAAAATGTATGCTGCATTTAATGGTATATACGATAGCTATTTTTATACAGGAGAAGAGTAATGATAAGTAAAGAAAGATATTGTAAGTCTTGCGGGCATAGATGCCACTGTTATTCTCCTGATTGTTCTGAGTGTAAAAATGATGTATGTATAAGTTGTAAATGTTCTGCTAACGAGAAGAGCTTTTGGCCCGATAATCCAGGAGAAGCATACTCTATTTAAGGAGATTTTTATGCCCGTAAAAAAAGTAAAAGGCGGTTATAAGTGGGGAACCACTGGAAAAGTTTACAAAACTAAAAAAGCTGCAACTAAGCAAGCTAGAGCCGCTTATGCAAACGGTTATAAAGGTAAAAAAAGGAGAAAATAATATGCCACATTACGGTAAAAAAGGTAAAGGAAGAAAGAAGTAATTATACTTATAAAGGAGAAAATAATATGCCTAAAATGAAAACAAAAGCCCCTAAATATACAGTAGGTAAAAAACCAGCTAAAAAAGCTGCACCAAAAAAAGGACTTACTGCTGCTCAAAAAAAGCTGCCCCCAGCACTTCAAAAAGCTATACTTAAAAAAATGAAAGGCAAGAAGTAACTAATGGCTGCAACACCTACCAATCCTAGTCTTTGGTCTAGAGCTAAGACTCAGGCAAAAAAGAAATTTAACGTTTACCCTTCTGCATATGCTAATGCATGGGCGGCTAAATGGTATAAGTCTAAAGGCGGTAAATGGAAAGGTGCTCCTACCAATAAAGTGAGAAAAAAACGTGGCTAAAGGCGGGTTAGGTAAATGGTTTTCTGAAGAATGGGTTGATGTTAAAACAGGCAAACCTTGTGGAAGATCAGGCAAAAAAGATAAAAGAAAATATCCCGCCTGCAGACCTAAAGCAGTTGCTTCTAGAATAACTAAACAAGAAGCAGCTAAGAAAAAAGGCCGTAAAAAAGTTAAATGGTCTGTGACCTCTTCCGGTAAAAAGAGAAAGTCAAAAAAATAAGGAGAGTTTATATGATTAGTAAAATATTATCGTGGACTAAATCAAAACTTAAAGAAAGAACTTCATGGGACGGAATAGCCTTAGTTGGAACTGGGGTAGTAATGATTATGATGCCTATAGATCTAGTAGCTTATGCAGCTATAGCATGGGGACTGTGGACTATTTGGAAAAGTGAATAGTATACTATGTTAGAAATTATACAACAGATGGCCTCAGATAGACTATGGATTTATACTGCTTTAGCAGGTAGTCTGTTTGGGGCTATATTTGTAGCTTATGTTAGCACTACTAAATTAGGTCTTTGGACATATGCTAAGATAGATAAAATGTTAGATCTACTAATAGATAGATTAGGATGGACTTGGTTAGAGCAACCAAAAGACGCTTGGAAGCAAAAGCTACCAAAAGGTCTTATCAAAAAAATAGACGATATAGATAACAGATTAAAATACCTAGAAAAGTAACTATTATTTTGGTATATATGTTAATATATGATAAAATAAGGAGATAATTATGGCAAAAGCTAAAAATGCTAGACGGTTACCTAGCGGCAAGTTAGAATACAGAGGAGAAACCTATCCTGGATTCAACAAGCCTAAAAGAAATACTTCATCCTCTAAGCATAAACAAGTTGTTTTAGCTAAAAAAGGAGAAGACATAAAAGTAGTTAGATTTGGTCATAAAGATTATGGGCATAATTATTCTGAAGATGCAAGAAAAAATTATTTACAAAGAAGCGCAGGAATAAGAGATAAATCAGGAAGACTAACTAAAGATGACAAGTTTTCTGCTAATTATTGGGCTAGAAAAGAGCTATGGGCAGGATCTGGAGGCTCTAAGAAGTCTCCTAAAAAAGGTGGACCTAGAAAATGATTATTAAAGATAGTGAAGGCCAAGAAGCCAGAATGATTAAAGCTAAAGTAAGAAAAATGATAGCACAAAATCAAGAATTACTAAGTATGATAAAAGAAAATATGGACGTAGAAGAGTGGGTTCAGAATAAAATAGTTTTAGCATCTCACAATATAGATGCTATATATGATTATATGAAATACTCCTCTGACCCTGTAGAGACGCAACTAGAAGAAGACTCAGATAGTGTAACTATAACACTAGCATTAGAAGAAGAGATAGACTATTCTGACGTAATAGAAATATCTTTAACAGATAATTCTTTAGATGCCTAAAGAGTATTTAATATCAGAGGCATTTAATAGTGTTTTTTGTACCTTAGCACCTTCACCAATACATGGTGTAGGTGTTTTTGCTCTAAAAGACATACCCAAAAATATAATTGTATTTTCTTCTATATCATGGGACACCTTAGACAGCTCTATTCTAAAAAAAATAGATGAAAGTGTACTACTTGAGTATGCTAAAAAATTTAAAACATCTTATGAAGGATTAAAGATCCCTGCTAGAGGGTATAATTCAATTGACTTTAGATTTTACTTAAACCACGCTACTTCTTGTAATCTTAATTATGATTCAGAGAATGATTTAATCATAAGTAAAGATACTATTTATAAAAATACTGAATTAACAATAAACTATAAAGCTTACGGACTTAGCATTGATAACAGTTTTCACTAACGGATGTTATGATATCTTACATCCTGGACATATAGATTTGTTTAACTATGCCTCTACATTAGGTGATAGACTAATAGTATGTTTAGACAGTGATGATAGGGTAAGAAGAAATAAAGGTTTTTGTAGACCTATAAACACTTTAGGCATTAGATCTAAAATTATAGGAGCTTTAAAACCTGTAACGTCGGTAATATCTTTTGATTCTGACGATGATTTATGTTCTATATTTGATACTTATAATGCTGACTTATTAGTCATTGGAGAAGAATATAAGTACAAAAATATTGTAGGCGAAGATTTTGTAAAGAAAGTTATATTTTATGAACGAGACAATAGATACTCAACAACTAACATCATTAAGAGTATTAATAATAGGTGAGTCATGTCTGGATGAGTACAGGCTAGGTTCTGTAACTAGAATATCTCCAGAGGCTCCTGTACCTGTTATACAGTTTAAAGAGTTAAATACTGTAGAAGGTATGGCTGCTAATGTTAAAAATAATGTTCAAGCTTTTAATGTAGGTAACATAGATTTAATAACTAATAGATCTAAAATTATTAAAAGAAGATTTATAGATATAAAATCTAATCAACAATTACTACGAGAAGACATAGGCGACTCTGTATCCTCGTTAATAGACTATAATATAAAAGTAATGAGTTCTAATGATTATGATGTAGTCATAATTTCTGACTACTGTAAAGGGCTATTAACACCTGATACGGCCAAACTAGTATGCGAAAAATTTAAACATAAGGTGTATGTAGACACTAAAAAAGAAGACTTAAGTTGTTTTCCATATTCTATTATAAAAATAAATGAATATGAGGATAATAGTAGTTATAACTTACCTCTATCTTCTACTAAAATAGTAACTTTAGGATCTAAAGGTTCGGTATGCGAAGGTGTATTCTCTAGGCCTTCTCCTGTAAAAGTTCATGATGTTACAGGGGCTGGAGACGTATTTTTATCTTCTCTTGCAGTATTAAATAGTTTTAACTCTATTCATGACTCTATAGACTTAGCAAATAAACTTGCATCTTATTCAGTAGAACACTTTGGAACATATGTTATAAATCAACTAGATATAGAAAGGGCTTTTAATGAGACTTGAAGGTTTTGTAAAAAAAGGATGGGGTCACGAACTTATTTGGGCAACAAATGATAAATATTGTGGCAAATTAATGAAGTTTAATGAGGGTGCTAAGTTTTCTATGCATTTTCATAAAGATAAAGAAGAGACTTGGTATGTATTAGATGGTGAGTTTATAGTTCATTGGATTAATACTTTTGATGCATCTAAGATAAGTACAAAAATTAAACAGGGAGATACTTGGCATAATGAACCTTGTAGCCCCCATCAATTAGAATGTTTAAAAGAGGGTACTATATTAGAAGTTAGTACTCCAGACAGCGTAGAAGATAATTATAGAGTGTCTCCTGGGGATTCTCAATGATACAATTAGTTTGACACTTACTTTTTTATTAAGTATTATATAGTATAACCATATAGGATCTACAATGGAGTATTTCAATAAAACTAGTGAAGACTGGCGTATTTCTCAATGCTGTCAGTTCCATGATAAAGCAAAAGCTAAATCTTACAATTTTGGAACTACTACTAAAACTTATGCTCTAAAAGAGGGCGGAAAAGAAAGAGTGCAACAAAAAGCTTTACATAATTGTAATCAGCTTTTATCTGTGCTAAAAAATCATTTCCCTACACAACCTAAAAATCTAAGAGCTTGGAGAATATCTTCAGATCTTTTTCCTTGCTACACTTTAGATTTTACTAAGCCTTGGTATGAAGAAATTTGGGATGACATTTGTGCTATACTAGAAGAGTGTGGTAGACTAGCAAAAAAACATGAGGTAAGACTCAGTGTGCACCCTGGACAGTATACTGTTCTAGCGTCTAACAAAGCTGAGGTAGTAGAAAACTCTATTAAAGATTTAGAGTATCATGCTCTATATGGTAGTTTGATGGGATTACCTGCTAAAGACTTTGTAATGAATATTCATCTTCAGGGTCTATATGGAGGAAAGCACGAAGACGGCATAAAGCGTTTTGCTACTAATTTTCATTACCTATCTGACTACGCCCAACAGTGTCTTACTGTAGAAAATGAAGATAAACCTAATGGTTATGATATAAGACATACTATAGAGCTATCTAAGCGTGTACCTATTCGCTGTTGTTTAGACACCCACCACTATGCATGCCATAGAATGAGAGAGTCGGAAAAAGTTGTACTAGAAGGCAAAACTGTTAATAGGAAGATTAGGGATGTAGAACATATTACTTATACCCATGAGTACTTTGCAGAGGCTGTAGTATCTTGGAAAGGGGTTAGACCTTTATTTCACGTGTCTCAATCTTTCCCTCCAGAAAATTCTGCCTATTGGATGAAGCCTAATGCTCACTCAGAAGTATTCTGGGATGAAGAACTTATGGCAAATCATGTGCCTATGTTACAGTATGCAGACTTTGATATAGAAGCTAAACATAAAGAAGTAGCCGTACTAGGTTTTTACAATTTTATAAAAGAAGAAGAAGAGCTAGCAGGAGAGCCCTTAGTAGCAATATGATAGATTATAAATTTAATGAAGATCAATATATAAAAGAATTTAAAAAGTATGTTGATTCCACTTATAACCAACACTATTCTAATAATAAATTTCAATCTACTGAAGTAATTATTGATAGAGGTCATGGAACAGGTTTCTGTATGGGAAGTATAGATAAATACTCTAATAGGTATGGTAAGAAGGGCACTGCAGAAGATGCCCGTAAAGATTTAATGAAGATATTACACTATACTCTACTTCAGCTGTATATACATGATAGTAACTATTAGAGGAGTTATTAATGACTAAATATTTATTTAGGAACCCAGAAGTTCCTGGTCAAATTGAACGAGAAATAATTGCTAGAAATCTAGTAAGAAATTTAGAAAAACTAGGTAAGTTTCAAATAGAGCAATTATCTGGGGAAAGCTGGACACATTTAAAAATACATGCCCCCGATAACTTATTTAAAATATTTAAAGGAATAAAAAGTACTAAATATAAACCTATTATAAAAGGTAAACACGTATTTATGTATATAGATAGTAATGTTACGTCATTAGACGTAAGAATGTTTATAGGAGAGTTAATAGCGTGTATAAATACTAAGAATAATAAATTATCTCATAGAATTAGAAGAAAAATAGGAATTTTTCTATTTAATTTAGCAAAACTAATATATAAACCTAAAAAATAAGGAATAACTATGTCAGAAGATAAAGATGTCAAAAAACCTATAAAAGCTATTAACCCAGAAGATGTAGCAGAACAGTTAGATATTATTGTATCTTTCTTAGGCGCAATAGAAAGCTCCAGAGACGAAATTAATAAAAGAGTAAAGCATTTAAAAGAAGAATACGGATTACAATCCACAGCTGTTAGAGCTGCTGCGACTGTTCTACATAAGCAAAATCAAGAACAGTTGGATGAAAAAGAGTCTCAAATTAGAAACATTTTAGATATTTGTAAAGGTTAGAATATGTCTAGCATAGTACTGGTTACTGGAGGTTTTGACCCTCTTCATTCTGGCCATATAGCTTACTTTAAAGAAGCTAAAAGGTTAGGACAAAAATTAGTGGTCGGACTAAATAGTGATGATTGGCTAACAAGAAAAAAAGGTAGACCCTTTATGAGCTGGTCTGAAAGAGCTGAGATACTTGAAAATATAAGCTGTATTGACAGAGTTATTAAATTTAATGACTTAGATGATACTGCTAATGATGCTATATATAGAACGTTAAAAATGTCTCCTGATAGTAGAATAATTTTTGCTAATGGAGGAGATAGATCTATAGGTAATACTCCTGAAGAAAAAACTTATGGAGGAGTACCTTGGGTTAGATTTGAATGGGGAGTAGGAGGAGAGAATAAAGTAAATAGCTCTTCTTGGATTCTAGACAAATGGAAAACTCAAAAAACAGAAAGAGATTGGGGATACTGGAGAGTTTTAGATGATAAACAACCGGCACTGCCTCAAAAGATAAAAGAGCTAGTTATTTATCCTAATTATAGCTTATCTGATCAAAAACATTTACACCGCTCAGAACATTGGTATGTACTAGAGGGAGATTTACAAATAGAACTAGAATATCCAGATGCTACTTGGAAAACAATGATTCTTAGCCCTCATACTACTTTTGTTATACCTACTAATACTTGGCATAAAACTACCAATATTGGTAGTTTTAACGCTCATGTGCTTGAAGTACAATACGGAACTAAATGTATTGAGTCAGACATTGAGCGAAGGCAGATACTTAATGAAAAGAATAAACGAGACGACATATAATCAATCTACCTATCCTACAGAGGTAGAAAATTTAATAATAGAACACCTAGATAAGACAGATAAATTAATATTCAGCTGGGGAAGAGATAGTTCTACTTTTTGGCTAGCTAGACGATGTACTTCTATGTGTGTAGTAGAACATGATCTTGCATCTTTTAATGCAACAAAAGACTTTTTATCTTTTAAAAATATTAATAATATAAAGACTAAGTATTCAAAAGAAAACTATGTAGATAGTATAAAAGAATATCCAAGTAATATATTTGATACTATCATTATAGATGAGCACGAAAAAGAAAAGTGTTTTGTATCTGCAATATCAGAAGCTAGATCAGGAGGTATTATAATAGCCCCTTATCTCAATATAGATTTACTAGAAGAATACTCTAATAGAGTTAAAAGCTACTCATCTTTCTCAGGAAAAGGGTATATAAATGAAGAAACGGTTATTATCCGGAAAAAATAAAACTATTCCTTTTATACCTTTTTATATAAGAAGAGCAGGAGGATGGGTAATACCTACTGCTTATGATATATTTACAGACAAAAAAAGTTTAATTATTTTTTTAAAAGGTGCATATATAGATAGTAAATTATTAGTTCATTATGATAATTCTGATTTAATATCGAATTATAATAATACTTATTGTTGTTGCCCTAATGACTCCTATGTAATGAATCAATGGGCTACTGACTTAAATATTAAAAATATAGATATGTTACCTGACGGTAATAAAGAATTTTTTGACTATTTAGACTTACTAGAAAAAGAAACTCCTATACGTCAAAAGATAGAAATAAGTAATTCAGAAATAAAGTATTTAGGAGATGTAAGTGTCTAAAGTTATAGTTTATTCTTTACCTAGCTGTATAGCCTCTAATGATTTTATTATATACTGTAAGAGTAAGGTACGTGACTTAGAAACCTATGTAGTAAAAGACTCTTCTTGGCCCCAGATTAGACATGATATAACTATAGATTCTTTAGAGAGTAAGTATAATAGAAAATTTTTTAGTTATCCTATTATATATATAAACAATCAATATGTAAATTCAATACAAGAAGCAAAGAATATTATAACAAAAGGACTATAATATGAATATACTTATATACTCTAAAACAAACTGCAACTTTTGTGTGAAGGCAAAAAACTTATTAAATATAAAAAATCTAAAATTCACTGAGAAGTTACTAGATAAAGACTTCACTAAAGAACAATTATTAGAGATATTACCTAATGTAAAAACATTACCACAAATACAAATAAATGGCAAGCATATAGGTGGTTATAGAGAATTAGAAAGCTATTTAAATACTAATTAATGTAACTTATTAGTTGCTTAATAGTTTATATTTAATTATTATTATATAATGGAAAATTTATTTAGCGCTTTTATACTATTATTTTTTGTTATCCTTCCTTTGGTAGCTATATTCAGCTTTACATCAAAGGTAACAAGCGGTATATATTACTGGGCAGATTCTCAGCACCCACAAGAAACTTACGATTACACAGAACATCGCGCGCCCTCAAAAACTACTACACCCCTTATTAAGGATTCTCCTCTAGTATTGAAATACCCATTAGCAAAATCAGATAAAAATAAAATGGAAGATTATTTAGGGTACTCACTAGAATATGAAGATTCTAGTGAATTTAAAAACTTTTTAGATAATAATGACTTTGATGTTAGGGAGCATTTAAAAGTTAAAAAAGGATGATTTTATGTACAATAAAGAATTTAAACTAGATATAAGAGACATAGAAATAATTGAACAAGCTCTAGAAGCTAAAGTAGCTCGTAGGGCTGCTTCTTTATTGATCGACTCCGACTCAAAAAAACAGTTAGAACTAAGAGAGATAAGAGAGTTATTAGGAAGAATTTCTTATCAAAAGAACTGGTACAGACCTAAAAAAGGATATATAAGTGGATGAGTATATATGTTAAAACAGGTTTCTATATTATATGTCTTACCTTTTCTATTATAGCTACTCAGCAGATGCTAACTTTTAGTGGAGAGGCTTTTAACGTCTTAACCTCTATAGGGCAAGAACTAGATAAATTACCTTGACAATTATTAATAATTAAGATATAGTAAGTATATACAAGAAAGGTTACTATGAAACAAGATTATAATTCTCTGCTAAATACAGTTAAGCATCATTCTAAACTGTATTATGACGATAACGCCCCTATATTATCTGACTATGAATATGATCAGCTATATGACAGACTGAGTTCTATAGAGCTTAGACAAGGATGGGCAGACTCGTCTAGTCCTACAGTAAGAGTAGGAAACTCTAAAGGTAAAATTAAGCACCCTTTCCCTTTATACTCTTTAAAAAAAGTATATGAACAAGGTGAAATAGATCCCGAGTTTATAATTGAGACTATAAAAATCGATGGAACTAACCTGTCTGTAACTTACGATGAAAAAGGTAACTTACTTCATGCACTTACTAGAGGTGATGGAGAGTTTGGTGAAAATGTAACTCATCTAGTAGATTATATTGCTTCTATACCTCTTACTGTTCCTGCACAAAACAAAATAATTACTGTTATAGGAGAAGTAGTAACTGATAAAGAAAACGTACAAAACTTTAGAAACTTTGTAAGCGGTTCTCTTGGTATAAAAAACGCTGAGGAGATTATAGATAGATCTTTACGTTTTATAGTTCATGACGTTGCAGGCATAGAAGAAGATTATTCTATAAGAGTTAAGAGTCTCCACAGTTTTGGGTTTGTATCTACTTTCAATTGGGATTGTTCTTCTTATCCTAGTGATGGTATTGTTTATCGAGTAGACTCCTATAAAAGAGAAAAATTATTAGGAACAACCTCTAAATATCCTAGATATGCTGTAGCCTTAAAAACTAGAGGGGCTATGACAGCAGTAACTACCATTCAAGATATTTTTTGGAGTATTGGTAGAACAGGAGTTGTTACTCCTGTAGCAGTAGTAGATCCTGTAAATATTGACGATGCTACTATATCTAGAGTAATACTTCATAATATTGACTTCATAGAACAACACGAGCTTGGACTAGGAGATGAAATACTTATTGAAAGACAAATTACTCCACAATTCGTAAAGGTGCTATCTAAATCTAAATTTGCTAGATTCTGTGTAGCAGATGCAGAAAAAAAACTAGGGCTAAAACTATATAGAGAAGGTCCTAAACTTTTTACTTCTGCTAAAGACGGTAACAAATCTGTAGAGTATTTTGTTAAACAGCTAGGCATTAAAGGCTTAGGCCCTGCATGGATTCAAAAATTAGATTTAACTCATCCTAATGACTTATTTAAAGAAGAAGTTCCTTGGGAACATATGGGTAAAAACGGTGAAAAAGTATTAGAAGAGCTATCTAGACCTAAAGAGTACTACTCTGTATTAGGGGCTTTAGGCATACCTGGAGTGGGCAAAAATACTGCTAAGCGTATTACTCAAAAAATACCTTCCTTTGATAGATTAAGAGAAATAGAGTATGAAGATATTAGCGGGATAGGGCCTAAAACAGTTGATAGCATACTGGCTTGGTTAGATGTTAATGAGTCTTGGGTTAAGAGCTTACCTTATTCTCTAACGGCTTCTACTTTTGTAGAAGAGGCTACTAATAACTTAACAGTAGCTGTATCAGGTAAGCTAGACATGACAAAGCAAGATTTATCAGATCATTTACAAGATCTTAATATAGTGCTCAAAGATAGAGTAACTAAAGATATAGATTATTTAATTAGCTCTGGAGAAGAAACTTCTAAAGTAGCTAAAGCTAGACAGTATAATATTCCTATTATAAACTATTGGCAGAATAAAAAATACATCTTAAGAGGAGAGCTAACTCATGGCGGAAGTTATTGATTTTTTACAGAGATCTAAACAAATAAAGCAATCTTATATAGACGAAGATATAGATATAGAAGATGCTAAGGTAATAAGTAAAGACATATTTTATGAAACCTTAATGACTTTAGAGGAGTTAGGCTATTCTCCTAACCAAAATTCTCAGTTATTAAAAGATTTAGAAGCTTTATGTTTTATATCTTGTGCTATGATATTTAGAGCGCATAATAATAAACATCCTGCTAATAGACTACTAGATGCAGCTTTTAAAGACTTAGAAAATACTATAGAAGTTGTGGGAGAGTCTTTACATGCCGAAAATGATAATAAGATTCAGTGATTCTGGATTAACTAAGCAAGAAGCTAAAGAATTTGCGACTGAGCATAATGCAGATCTATCTGCGTATCGTAATGATAGTAAATCTAAACAATCTTTTCTTGACTTAACACTAGAAGACCATTATTATGGTAACGAAGTTTTAGAAATGTATAGTGATCAGGCGCAAGGTTATCTTCAGTTTGATGACGGTACCGTTAGTAGACACTTTATAAGACGAGAAAGAAATTTTACTGAAGATTAGTACAAAAGGATGAACAATATGTATAATTTAATTAAAAACTTAACTACTAAAGAAGAAGTTAAAAAAGTATTAAGAGCAAATGATGCTGGAGCCTCTTTAGAAAAAAGCTTAACTGATAGGTGGTTAGCAGAAAAAGAAGCAGCAGATATTGCAGCAGAGCAAAAAACTATTGCCCCCACACAGAATGTAGTAAAAAAAGCTACATTAGCTGCAGATAAATTGGTAACTACTAAGGTTTCTGAGAGTATTACAGAGTATAAAATGCCTAAAGAAACTGACCCCGAATAACTTACTAATTTAACTTTTTTATTTACATAAACTTATTTATTTGATATATTTATTATAGTTTCTTTTAGTGTTGTCTTCGGAGACCTAAAACAAACTACTAGCCCTATAGGGCAACAAGCAGTAATAAACAAGAATACTGCTATTATAATCTTGCTTATTAAAAGGAGAAAATTAATGATGAGTTCGTATATAACAGATTGGGGAATTGATTCCCTTCAAAATACAAAAAAATACTATGTAGATGCATTAGTAAAGGAAGAGTCTTTATCAAAACCTTTACACTCATTTATAGACGCCCAAACAGAGTTTACTAAATCTGCATTTAAGTCTGTAGACTTATTTGTTCAAGCTTTAGGAGAGTCAGCACAAAGTTTTGCTAAAGGAGGTCTAAAATGAATATGAGAAATGCTTCTTTATTAGATATTAATAAATTTACCCCCTATGCGGTAGGATTTGATCGTCTTTTCGATCAGATGAATAAGTATTTAGACAACCAGGCACAAAGTACTGGGTATCCTCCGTATAATATAACTAATGTCAATAATCAATATACTATTGAGATAGCCTTAGCGGGAGTATCGAAAGAAGATATTGATATGGTAGTCACTGATAATGTACTATCTATTTCGTATAAACCTGATCAAAGTGATAATAACGCCGATTCGTGGGTGTACAGAGGTATAGCTAATAGAGGATTTACCCGTAAGTTTACTATTGCAGACGATATAGAAGTAAAAGACGCTCGTATGAGTAATGGATTACTTAGCGTGGTACTAGAAAGAATAGTTCCAGACACTAAAAAACCAAAAAAAATTGATATTTCGTAAAAATAAATAACAAGTAAGGGTCCCTATTAGGGGGCCCTTATCTATAACTTATAATGAGTATTCTATGATAAAAAAACACTTTTCAGACTTAGACAGATTAATGTTCACTAGAGAGAATAAGTATACTAAGTCTTTTAATAAAGATAAAACTTCTTCTCCTATAATGTATCAAGTACTTAAATTTATAGACTTAGAACATCCTAATATTAAAAAAATATTAAATTGGTGCTCAGAGAACTGTAAATTTAGATATGATATATGTCAGTGGCATTTAGGATATGATAATAATATATTTTTAAGATTCCACTCTAAGGAAGACTATAACAACTTTTATACTTTTTATGATTCTAACTTTTTTTCTAGAATAGACGTTAGAATAGGAGACAGATAAATTGGAAACTAATATTGTTAACTCACAGCAAATGCTTCAAGGAAACTCTAGTATGCCTATGAATGAAGGTGATAAGTCTGTACAAGGTAATTCAAAAAACATGCCTTTTAATCCTAATACTTTTCCTAATGCAGAAAATATCAGACCTCCAAATACAGAAGAAAGAAGAGTAGTAGAACCCTCTACTCGAGCAGCTGTTATATTGAAAAAGTTTCAAGAGCTGCAATATATGTGGAAAGATTATAACAGTAAACTAAACGATAGGAGTTACGCAGAAAAAGCCTATCTAAGAGAAGAGTATGCTTTAAAGTTAAGCGGTCGAGAATCAACAGTAGATATTAGTGTGTAAATGAAAATAATAAATTTTGAAAATAAACAGTATCCTGCTTTTCAAGCTACTGGAAATGCAGCTAGATTTGCTATCCCTTTTGCTAAAGAGCTTATAGGATTAGACAAAGTAGGTTATGATATAGGGTGTATGAAAAAAGAATGGTCTTATCCAGGGTCTATAAATATAGACATAGATATAGACGACCCTTGGGACGCCTATAATTTACCTGATTTAGAAGTAGATTATATATTTTCTTCTCACTGCTTAGAGCACTTGCCTGATTGGGTAGGAGCTTTAGACTATTGGAATTCTAAACTAAAAATAGGAGGAATTTTATTTTTGTATCTACCTCATAAGAGTCAGAAATACTGGAATCCTTGGAACAATAGAAAACATTATCACATGTTTTCTTCTTCACAGTTTAATAAATATTTTAAAAGTAAAAGTAAAAACTGGACTAATACATTTGTAACAAAAGGTCATGATTTAAATAACAGCTTCTACTGTGTAGCAAAAAAATACTGATAGTATTTGCATAGATACTTATTAAATGTTAATATATAATATAGCATTTAATGAGGTACCTAATGTACGCAGTGAAAAAACTAAATAAAAGCAATTTTGAAGTTGTTAATATATTAGAAGAGCCTAAAACTTACAAAGTTAGTAAAAATACACAAGGACACTATCAGTGTGATTGTATGGGTTTTGCTAGACAAAAAAATAAATTAGAACATAAGCATTGTTTAATGGTACAAGTTCTAGAAGATTTAGACTATGATAGCTTTGTGCTTGATACAGATAGAGAATGGAAAATTGTATCAGCACATACTATGCAAGATGCTATAGACAGTATAGAATCTTTTATTGATAGCTTAATGTGAAGAGGAAAATATGCTAGCTAATATTACCAATCTAAACACAGAATATTCTGATTGCACTATTTTAATAGATCCAAGCGATTCTTGGACTACAGATAAGACTATGTCTGTTCTAATGTCAAGACTTTTAGCTAACTACTCAGAGTATTGCGAAGAATATCCTAGCGATTTTTCTTCTTTAGAAGAGTGGAAAATGGAAGTTAACTATCATTCAGATTGTTTAAGTGAGTATTTTTATTGTCAAGAATCAGATAATGCTGAGTTTGAAGCAATTCTTAAAGATACTAAAAAGTCTTTTAAATTTATCTCTGAGTATTTAGAAGATTTATGGATAGTTAACGAATGACTGCTATAATATTTGATGTAGACGGTACTCTTACAGACCCTAGAGAAAAAATAGATCCTTTCTTTTTACAAGAACTTGTAGGATTATCTATGTCTTATAGTATTTATTTAGCTACAGGAAGCGACTACGTTAAAACAGAAGAACAACTAGATACGTGGTTTTTAGAGAACATAATTTCATATAGTTTTAATTGCTCAGGAAACTCTGTATGGCAAAAAGGAAAAGAAGTATATAGAGAAGACTGGATTGCTCCTACCGAAGTATTAGATTGGCTTAACAGTGAACTAACTAAAAGTACTTTTGAACACAAGACAGGGTTTCATTTTGACAAAAGACCTGGTATGCTAAACTTTAGTATAGTTGGAAGAAATGCTACACCTCTACAAAGAGTATTATATTCTGAGTTTGACAAAAACACTAAAGAAAGGTTAAACTTATCTATAAAGTTTAATAATGCTTTTAAAGATAAATATAATATTACAGCACAGATTGCCGGAAGAACTGGTTTTGACATATATAGAGACGGTAAGGATAAGAGTCAAATATTAGATTACTTTGAAAATATTCCTATATTATTTTTTGGCGATGACACTCAAGAGGGCGGTAATGATCATACGTTAGCTAAAGCTATCGAAGAAAGAAACAATAAAGAAGATAAAGTATTTAAAGTATCTTCTCCTTCTGAAACAAGATATTTAGTTTCTCTTCTTTAAACACTTGTTTAAGATGAGGGGCTGGTCAAGTGATGCCAGTAAACCATAAAAATCACTATGGGTTATGTTAAACTATCCTATCCGAAAAAAATTGTTTAACCACTATTCTGCTAGTGTAACTAAGTCCGTTATTTCGGAAACGGCAGCAGATAAAAAGGCGTTCTAACTTATAGTAAGAGCGCCTTTTTACTTTTTTAATTATAAGGAAAATATAAATGTCTACCGTACATAAGATATTAAAAAATGCGTTAAAAAACATGAACTATGTAGGCTCCGGGTGTTATGCTGCTGCTTTTGATAGTAATAAAGAAATAGTTAAAATAGGAGCAGATATATTTGACCCTTATTTATATTATCTAAGAGAAATAAAATCATTAAAAAATACACATTTTCCTAAATTTCATAGTTTATATGTCGATAACTATAATGAGTTTTATACTGTAAAGCTAGAGAAACTATATCCTTTAAATGATAAACAACTTAAAGATTACGAACAACTATACGACTGGGCAGTAAAAGGAGAAGATAAACCTTGTTGGGCTAGTGAAGAGCTAGAAGAAGCTGTTAATAAGATAGTAGATTTAGCAGATGTAATATCTTTACAACCTTCAGAGGATTTAGAGTATGAAGGGCAGGCAGGAGATTGTAGATTAGACCTTCATGAAGCCAATGTAATGAGTCGATCTGATGGAACATTAGTATTTACAGATCCTCTTTCAGATGCCCAAATGTTTGATGCCCCTGCTATAGAAGAGTGGATAGATGACTATCTTTATTATACCAATAAAAAGTAGTTTTATTCTTGCTTATTACTTATTTTAATAGTATTATGATTATATGATGAAAAAACAAATAAAATTTAATATAAAATCTGTAGAAGATTTACATAAACAAATGAATGAGTGGGTAGATGCAAATCTACCTATAGAAGAGATAAACAATACTAACTTAGCGGCTACAATGCTAAAAAGTATAGGAATAAAAGTATAGGTCTCTTAGCTCAGCTGGATAGAGCAAGTGCCTTCTAAGCACTAGGTCTCAGGTTCGAATCCTGAAGAGATCACCAAGATAGGCAAAGGGGAAAGCCTAGCGATTTCGCTAAACGTACCCAACAAAGGTCCTAGACATGGAAGAGTGGCCCTCTAGTCTAGTCCGGTATAAGCACTGGTACCGCATAACCCAGTCGGTTGCTGCATACGTCAAATGCAGATACGTGGGGAGGCACTGCAGAAAGCCTCCCCACCGATTCTATAGAGTTATATATATGTAACAAAGGATACACTATGAGAAGAGGTACTAAGCCTAACCCCATAGATTATATTAAAGTAAGAATAGATCTACTACGTGAAGAAAAGAAAAAAAACGAAGATAATACTGCTCACTTAGTATTAGATAAAGCAATTTATGAGTTAAGTGTTGTTTTAGATCTTCTAATAAGATAGTAGTTATACTATTCCGGCGTAGCTCAGCGGTAGAGCAGTTGACTGTTAATCAATTGGTCGTAGGTTCGATCCCTACCGCCGGAGCCAAATTAGGGTCTGTAGCTTAGTGGTTAAAGCTGCCCGCTCATAACGGGTAGATCGTAGGTTCGAATCCTACCGGACCCACCATATATGGGTGAAGTGTTAATGGTTGCACGTCGGATTCCAAATCCGAAAGACAGAGTTCGATTCTTTGCACCTATGCCCAAAGGAATATTAGTATGTATACAGTAGAATTTGATCATGATGAAGTAATTATAACTATATTAGACGACTCAGGAAGTTTACCAGATCTAATAATAAATAGTTATGACGATGGAGTATACATTACTCAAATGGATGAAGATGGTGATTATGATGATATACTTAACATAACTCCAGAAATGTGGCAAGAGTTGATTTTAGCTATAAACAGCTCAGAAGGAGCTTATGTTATAAAGAGATAAGCCCGCGTGATGGAATGGTAGACATAACAGACTTAAAATCTGTGGCCGTAAGGCGTGCCGGTTCGAGTCCGGCCGCGGGTACCAACCAGCGTGACAACTACGCACTCAAATATACTCCGGACTCTGTATTGGTTGAGAAATAGTTGTACTTGTAAGTCGTACTTTGTAGAGTATTTACTTATTATCTGAGGGGGTTATATAAGTAAACATTCCAAAGAGCGACCACAGCCCTCCTAGTTTTTTATACTAGGAGGGCTGTTTTACATCTAAACTTAATAAAATAAAATTTAACATTAGTCATAAATAATGATACTATAGAGTATATAAAATGTTTACAAAACAACAAATTGAAGAATTAGTAGAATTACTAGTGACGCTGGATTCTAATACAAAAATATATCTAGGCTGCGATTCTGTAACTTACTTTAAAAATAATAGAAAAAAAGCAAAATATGCTACGGTACTTATAGTACATAAAAATAGTAAAAATGGTTGTAAATTATTCTCTAATACCTCTTATGAAGTAGATTATGATTTAAAAAAAGACAGACCTAAAATGAGAATGATTTATGAAGCTAGAAAAGTTTGTGAATTATATATACAAGTAGCACCTTTTATAGATGAGTTTGATATAGAAATACATTTAGATATAAACACAAATCCTAAGTTTGGATCTAATTGTGCTGCATCGGAAGCTGCTGGATATATTTTAGGCATGACAGGTATCACACCAAAATTAAAACCTTTTGGTTTTGCAGCGAGCTACGGTGCAGATAGTGTAGCCAAAGGTAGAGGAGTAGTTATTGTACCACACTAGAATTAAGAATCTAGAAATCTTTAATAAGAGACTTCTAACTATGATGAAGGATTATTCTATCTCTCTTAGAGAAGCTCTAATGTGGGATCACGAAGGTTTTGGTTTCTTAACTCTTGATGATTATCTGATAGTAAACGGAGTTACTTATACAAATGACAAAGAGTTCTATATTAGAATACTTATTAAAAAAACCCCTGATATAACTTTATCTGAGCTAACAGAGGATGACAAATGAAAATAAATACTCACGGTTTTGAAAAAGAAGAAAACGAGCATGATGTCATTGATAAAGGAGATAACTATGTACGATGGGGTATTACTCCTCGCGCTGTTCAAAGTGAGTGGGTAAAAAAACTAAAAAATAAAGCAGGAGAAGAGTGGAGATTTAGATGCACAGAACATTATGCGTGGAAAGCTGCAGAATACATTGATTTTTTAGAAAATAAAGTACAACAGCAATTACTTAAGTCTGATGCCTTTATCGGTACTAATAGTGGTACTGATTATCCTCTTCAAGAAAGATATCATGAATATCTACTAAGAAAAACTAAAGAACAAAAAAATATATTTGACTAATGCCTAAGAAGAGTATATTATAAAGAATACAAAAATGACATCTTACTATATTGATATATTAGTACCTTCTGTTTCTTTAAAAGAAGTTTCAAGCACGACTATAGAAGACACAACGAGTAACTGCCTTTTTGAAAATAAAAAAGTGGTTATTTTTTCCGTGCCAGGAGCTTTTACTCCTACTTGCTCCTCTAAACAAGTACCTGATTTTGATAAAGAGTATGAACAATTCATTAAATTAGGTATTTCAAATATATATTGTATATCTGTAAATGACCCTTTTGTAATGAGTAATTGGTACTCTCATCTAGACATTAATAGTATAAAATTTATATCTGATTATAGTAGTTCTTTTACTAAAGAATTAGGTATGTTAGTAGACAAGAGTCATCTAGGTATGGGAATGAGATCTTGGCGATATGCCGCCCTCATAGACAATATGTTAGTAAAAGCTTGGTTTGAAGAACCAGGTCGTAACATATTAGGATCTTACAAAGATCCTTATGGAGAAACTTCTCCAAAGAAAATACTAGAATATTTAAAAATAAATATGAAATAACAGGAATCAAACCTGTATATAAGGAAAATTATTATGAATCGTTTATCACAAACTTTATTAACTACTACAGCTATTAGCTGTATGGCTTTTTCTGCTTTAGCTAATCCTATTACAGGTAGTGTAGAAGTAGAATTAAAAGAAAATTCGTCAGACAAATGGGCGTCAACTACTACTTTAGGAGCTTCTATGTCCTCAGAAGGTTCAGCTTTTGGAGGCTTTAATATAGAGTCTGTAGACGGTGCTACTTTTGCTTTAGACGAGTGGAATCTAGGAACTACCGTTGGCGAAGTAAGTGTGTCTTTAGGAAACCAAGGAGATATTTGGATCGGTGCTGAAGGTGAGCATACTATTGCAAATATGAGCATGGATGAAAGCTTAAGAATTACTATGGGTACTACCTCTGTAGCCCTAGAGTTTGAAGACTATAAGAATGATGTATCTGACATTGAATCTGTAGCATTAGCATCCACAGTAACTACTGGGGGCTTAGGTATTACCGGTGCTGTAGATTATGATCTAGACTCAGAAAATTGGGTTATCGGAACTAGAGTAGATATGGGTACTTACGGTACTGCACTAACCTACTCAGAAGATACAGAAAAATTAGCTTATGAAGTAGATGGTAACTTATCTGGTATTACTATGTATGTAAATGGTGATGAAGATGAATTAGCTCGTAACTTAGGAGCTTCTTATTTAGTAGATGTTTCAGGTTTAGATATTGAACCTAAATTAAACTATAATCTAGACGCAGAAGAACTAACTCCTAGTATTGTTCTTACACTAAACTTCTAATTAAGTAACGAACAGGAGCTCTCGTTATAAAATAAACTCCTTTTAACTTAATCTTAGAAAGTATCTAATGAAAAACGTTGATTTAAATAAGTATAAGAATTTCGTAGAAAAAGTAACTTCAACAGAAAGTAATGAAGTTAGCTCTCTTACAGGGCGTCTATGCCAACTAGAAACTGATACGGGAGTTAATATTTCCTTACTCTTAACAGGAAGCATAGGTATTGCTAGTGAAGGAGGAGAGTTCAGTGAGATTGTTAAAAAATGTATATTCCAGGGTAAGCCTTTGGATGATGACACCAGATTTCACATCAAACGTGAACTTGGCGATATTGCTTGGTATTGGATTAATTCTTGTCGTGCACTAGACTTAGATCCTAATGAAGTAATAGCTGAGAATGTAAATAAGCTTAAAAGTAGATACCCAGACGGTAATTTTAATGTTTGGTATAGTGAAAATAGACAAGAAGGCGATTTGTAGTGTCTTCTTTAGTTATAAGTGGTATAGGATTTGTAGGGTCGGCAGTTATGTCGGCCCTTAGTCATGAGTATACTATACATATTTCTGATCCTAAAATAAATGATAATAAAGTTTTTGACTTTGATAACGCTAAAGGGGTCATACTATGTTTACCTACACCACAAAAAGACGATGGTAGCTGCGACTTAAGTTATCTAGATGAAGTGTTAAGCGAGTGTTACGATAATATACCCATACTTATTAAGTCTACTATGAGTTTAGATGGTTTTAGAAAATTACGAGAAAAATATTCTTTACTATCTATAACCTTTTCTCCTGAGTTTTTAACAGCTAAAAACGCAGAGAATGACTTTAAAAATCAAAAGACTATGTATTTTGCAGGAGATAAGAGTGCTTATTGGGCTTCTATTTTTACAACAGCTATGCCTAATTTAGTTACTAAGATATATGATAACATAGACACTCTTATACTAGCTAAATATTTTAGAAACTCATTTTTAGCTTTAAAAGTAGCTTATGCTAATCAAATGTTTGATGTTTGTGAAAAACTACATATATCGTTTGACGATTTAATTAACATTTTTGTAGATGATAATAGAATAGGTAATAGTCATACAAAGGTTCCTGGAGACGACGGAAGAGGGTTTGGAGGCGCCTGCTTTCCAAAAGATACCTCTGCGTTATTACATACTATGAATAGATACCAAATAGATTTATCTATACTAAACGCTGCAGTGAGCTATAATAATAAAATAAAGGAAAATTAATGTCAGGTCATTATATAGAAATAAAAGGTCATAAAATATTCGGGTACTCAAGGTATATACCTTTTTATGCTGATATAGTATCTAACTCTGAGGACGGGGCTCTTTTAGTAGAGGTAGGAAGTTTTTTAGGTCAGTCTACTGCAGCTATGGGCACATTCATTAAAGAAAGTGGAAAAAGAATAGATTTCCACGCAGTAGATATATTTGAGCTGTCTGACTTTAGTGATGAGCCACATTTTGACGCTATAAAGCAACATGGAGGTAACTTTTATAAAGTATTTGAAGACAATTTAATTGCTGCAGATGTTAGAGATTATGTAAACCCAGTAAAAGCCACCTCATTAGAGGCCTCTAAGCAGTATGAAGATAGAAGTATATCCTTTCTTATGATAGATGCTTCTCATGCCTATAAAGATGTAGTTGAAGATATTGAATATTGGTATCCCAAAATAAAAATGGGAGGAATTATATCAGGAGACGATTACGATTTTGAAGAAGTAGCCAAAGCAGTAAAAGATACTTGCGGAGATAACATAAAAGTTTATCCTAACACTACTTGGTGGTTTAGAAAAACTAAAGATACTTTACAGGAGCATAGAAATGTTAAATAAATTAGTACTTACACCTATTTTATGTCTACTAAGCACTATGGCTGTATCCGAAATAAAAATGAGAGAATACAGAGACAGAGTATGTTATGATGGAGATACTTGTTATATAATATACGAGTCTTTACCTAAGAGCCTGCAAAAAATGAGTGTTAGAATATTAGGAATAGATACTCCAGAAATAAAAGCTGAATGTGCTCAAGAAAAAGAGTTAGCGCTTAAAGGAAGAGAGTTTGCTAATCAGGCATTTAGATCTGCTAAAAAAATAGAGTTTAAAGATTTAAAGTGGGACAAGTATGGAGGAAGAATATTATCTAATGTGTATCTAGATGATGTTCTTTATTCAGATTCTATCATAAAAGAAGGTCTAGCAAGAAGTTATGATGGCGGTAAAAAAATATCTTGGTGTGAGGCATAGCTTATGGGTACAGAAGGAAAAAAATTATGGAAAAAGGTGAAGAAAATGGATCTAGGAAACCCAGTAATAACAGCCCTTGTTGGTCTGGTTATTTTTTATATTGGACTTAAGACATTCTCAGGGGGAATGAAATCTATGGGTAATATGGAGCATTTAAGTTGGTTTTTAGGTAGTCCAATATATATGTTCTTTGGAGGGATTATAATGACTCTTTTATGGCAGTCATCATCGCTGTCTACTACTGCTATTATAGCTTTAGTAGCCGCAGGAGCTCTACCTCTACCTGCTGCTATAGCTTGTGTACTGGGAGCTAATATTGGTACTACTGGTACTATATGGCTAGCAGGACTATTTGTATCTGATGGGATGCCGAAAGGTGATACGCTTAGAATAGCTATAGCCCACACAGGAATGAATTTATTAATGGCCATAATGCTATTGCCCTTTGTAGGCAGCTTAGCTAAGATATTAAATAAGTTTTAATACGATGAGAGTAGGATTTACCTGTAGTACTTTTGATTTGCTACATGCAGGCCATATAATGATGTTGAGAGAAGCTAAATCTCAGTGTGACTATTTAATAGTAGGCCTTCAATTAGATCCTAGTTTAGACAGAAAAGAAAAAAACTCTCCTATACAAAGTATAGTAGAGAGACAAGCTCAGCTATCAGCTATAAAATATGTAGATGAAGTTTTATTATATAGTGTAGAATCTGATCTTTTAGATATACTTAATATGTACCCCATAGATGTTAGAATATTAGGAGAAGAATACAGACAAAAAGATTTTACAGGAAAAGATGAATGTAGAAATAGAGGTATTGAGCTATATTTTAATAAGAGAGATCATAGATTTAGTTCTAGCGATCTAAGAAAAAGAGTATGTGAAAAATAAACACTTTAGTTAGCTATATGTCTATAGATTATTTAAAAAAATAATTGACAGTTTAGCCTTTTATAATATATTATTAATAGTAATCTAAAAAAAGGAACATAAAGATGGCTAAAAGAAAAGGTGGTAAGTCTAAAGGCAACGTATCAGCGGGCGTTCATTCTAATGTTAGTAAGTCTTTACGCAAAGAAATGCGTAATGATTATATGAACTCTGGCGATCGAATTGTTAACCAAATGAAAGCATTACGCCAAGGAAAACGCGTAATGGTAACTATCTCAAATCCTAATAAATCTGAAACTAATAAACCTTTTATCCGAGTTACAGCACAAGAAGCAGGATGGAAATCTGGTGGTTCTTTTGCTAGACAAGGAGCATAACTTTGACACTTTTTGAGCTTAAAGATATTCTGTATATAATTTTTATTGTTACTGCTTGTTGGTACTCATACAGAAAAGGATTTATCGAAGGTCTAGATAACGGCGTAGATAAATCTTTAATCTTTCTAGATAAAAAAGGATATATTACTCTTACTAGAGACGACAATGGAAATATTGTAGAATTCGAAAGTAACGAGTAATGAAGTACTCAGATATCGAGCAGTATGAAGATATTGCAAAACATTATATTAATGTCTCTTCTAAAGAGATCTGCAAGTTGATAGACCTTCACGAATTTGAATTAGCTTTTTATAAACTGGATTGGTCTAAACGTAGATGCTCTTCAAGAGGAGGATGGTATCCTAATAAAGGCGGTGCTGGCATCAGCATCGCTATGAGTGCTACAACCAACATAAAAAAAGGCAAAGTTTCTAAAGTATATGAGTATGCTTCTTTTCAAGACTGTCCTGTAATAGGCAGTATATATACAAAAAATACGGAAGATAAAATTGCCCTACACTGTTTACATGAAGTAGCTCATGCTGCTCAATACTGGTCTAAGTATTTAAAAGGTAAATCTGCGGGAAAACCGCATGGAGATATCTGGAAATCATTATATAGGCACCTTAGAGTAAATATTCTTAATCCTTCTTTAGAAGATCAAACAACTCTTAAAAAAGAATATGAAGAAATAATATCTTCTATAAAAAAAGTTAGAACTAGAAGTTATAGTTTAACTGGGCAAATAGCAGCCTCTAAATAGCTAGGAGAACAAATATGAAATTTAATTTTACCGTTGAAATGTTGAACGAGCTTATAGGCAAAGGCAACAAAGAAGTACCTGCTTGGTATAAAGCTATAGTAGATATTTTACCCAAATATAATATAGACACCCCTGAAAGAGTTGCTGCTTTTATAGCTCAGTGTGCCCATGAAAGTAGAAACTTCACAGTATTAGAAGAGAATCTAAATTATAGTGCTTCTGCCTTAGAAGCTGTATTTACAAAATACTTTAGAGACAGATCTTCTAAAGCTTATGCTAGAAAACCAGAAGCAATAGCTAATGTAGTATATTCTAATAGAATGGGTAACGGCAGTGAAAAAACTGGAGATGGTTGGAAATTTAGAGGTAGAGGTATTATTCAGTTAACAGGTTGTAATAATTATACCTCTTTTGGAGAATCTATAGATAAAGATGTAGATCAAGTTATAAAATATGTACAAACTAAAGATGGCGCATTAGAAAGTGCTTGTTGGTATTGGAATTCAAGAAATATTAATAATGCAGCAGATGCTAAAGATATCGTAAAAGTAACAAAACTTATTAATGGTGGTACTATAGGATTAGAAGATCGTAAAAAACACTATGAGCATGCCTTAGAAGTATTTGGGGTTAAAAAAGTATCTACAAAGACTACTACAAAGAAAGTAGAAAAAGTAACACACACTTTAGTACATATTCAAACAGCTTTAGGATTAAAAGCAGATGGGATATCAGGACCTAAAACTAAAGCAGCTATAAGTGCTTTTCAAAAAAGAAAAGGGCTTACTCCTGATGGGATAGCTGGACCAAAAACACTTAACGCACTATTCGGAGATTAAAATGTATGTAAGAATGACAGTAAACTCTAATCATGATGATTGGGAAAAAGATGCTTCTGGTAGAATCCCAGACATTGAAATGAGTATGGAATACGATACAGGAAAAGTTCCTACTAGTGAAGAACTTAAAGATTTATTTTCTAGATTTTTACTATCAATTACTGCAGAGCAGCATACTTCAAATAAGCCTAAAGCTAATAGGGAATTAGGAAGTGGCTAAAAAACATAATTTAAAACAATTAGAAGACTTTGCTAGAGACTGGGGTATTTATAAATGGATGCACGCAGATAACCCAGATAATGAACCTGTCAGGTCTAACAAACACAGAAAACCTTACAATAAAAACTTTAATAAAAATAAGAAAGGTTTTAAAGGAAGAAAATAATTAATGGCCGTTAACTTTCCAGACTCTCCAGCAAATGGAGACTCATTTAGTGTAAATGATACTACTTATGTATATAACGCTACTGCGGGTTACTGGGATATAACATCTACAGTACAGGCTTCTGCAAGCACCAGTACTAATGCCCCTTCTAATCCTTCTTCTGGAGATTTATGGTTTGACCCTTCTAGTCTAACTACTTATATTTACTATTCTGATGGTACCAGCTCTCAGTGGGTTCCTGCAAATTCTGTAGGAGCAAGAGGCGCACCCGGACCAGGGTATCCTACTGCTTATTATTCAGTAGACTACACTAGTACCGCTACAGGAAATGTAGTTTTTAATTCTAGTAGTTCTCCTACCTTACCTTCTTATACTGTAGGTAAGGTTAACGCATGGGTCAATGGAGTACTAAGATCAGACATAGACGCAAGTGACGGTTCTAATGTAGAAATATCTTTATCTACAGGTGATGAGGTTCAAATAATTA